CTAGATTCCGGACAGTCTGTCTTTCATCGTATTCATTAATTTTTCTCGACCTTCATCTGTAGCATGGGCGTAGTGGTCTGTCATATCGCTGTTCTTATGACCAATAAATTTTCGTAAATCATTGCTATTAGCTCCAGCAAGTAAAGCTTGGGTATTAAAGTTGTGGCGTAGCAAGTGAGGGTAAACCTTTATATCATATTCTTTTTCTAACTTACGCAGTAAATCATTCATACGTGTAACCGCCCAAGGACGATTAGAAGTTGGGTTTCTAAAAATAAAATCATCCTGGTGCAAAACAGCTCCATGGTCTTTAGCGATGCTAACTGCTTTTTCTACGGAATATTTAAGTAGTCGATAACCTTCGCCGTCTATTAGTAATATTCTTCTACCAGCTGGTGTTTTCGTACCTTTTCCCTCGGGAGTACGAAGGGTTCGAGTGGAATCTAATGTAATGCGCACTTGCTGTTTTGCGTCATCAAAAGTAAGATTTTTAATTTTTACCCCCATAACTTCACCACGCCGCATTCCCCAAACAGCAAGATAGATCATTGTAAAATCATATTTAGTAAAAAATGCTCTACAAGCTGATATAAATACATTAAACTCTTCAGTTTCTAATATTTTAAGCTCAATAACCTCATTTTCTTCTAATTGCTCTATTTCAGCAAATTGAAGTCTGTTTTTTTCTAGTTTCTCATATCTAACTGCAGAGTTTAAAATGCTTTTCATTAATTTATGCATCGCTTTGACTGAGTTGTTTGCGTATCCATTTTTAATTTTTTCGCGCAAAAAGTCTTCGTAAATACCTAAACTTATATCAGTTAAATAGTAATTACCAAAAGGACCTTCTAAGTGATTATTATAAATACTATATTTATTCGCTATTGTGTCCTTGCTTTTGTTTTTCTTCTTAAACATTTCCATGTAAGTAGCAAACCAAGTGTTTAAAGTTAATTTTTCATTTGTAAAAACATATTCTTTTTTATTAGCTTTCAAATTTTCAATGTTGTTTTTATAAACTTTTGCAGCTGCAATTGTCTCAAAACCGGATTTACTTATTTCAGGATAATCATTACCTTGCTTATAACGAACTCGGATTCCATAACGCTTTCCTTTTTTAGTCATGTATTCATAAATACCTAAATACTTCGTGGGCTCCCATTTGTTCTTTGCCATTCTCTTTCATCCTCTCAAAGTTATTAATAGCACATATGTTCTGTTTTTAGTTTTAAAGAAAAGCCCGAGTAGGGCAAAACTTTGTAATCAAGCTATTTAAACTCTTCCGATAATAAAACTTCCGAGTTTAGATGCTTTCTTCTTATTGCACTTAATAATTAATTGAACAGGTGACGCATCAGAAACACGTAGTAAAGAGATTACCGCATATGAGGTATCTTTTTTCTTAGCCCCAATTGCTCCTCCAGCTATTGCACCGATTCCACCAGTAAGAACACCACCTACAATTGCTCCTGTTGCAGTCTTACCTGCACTTCGTTTTGAATCTTGATTCCATATAAATCCTTGATAGACATATTGTGTTTCATTATTGTCAAAAATGACAACACCAGGTGCAATTTCTGTCATATAAGTTAGATTTGATTTTAATCCAATTTGCTCCTTACCACTGATTATTTCAAGTGTTTCTACTTTGCTAAAAATACCCATCTGTATCTTCTCCTTTTTCTAGTTAATTATATAATTGTAATGCACGATTATTTTATAATAAAATTTTCTAATTCTAATGGTATGCCTGTATATAGGCATATTTCTTTTTTTGTATCAAAACTTTCAATATCTATATCTGACAACAATAAGCTTACAGCAAAGTGATGTGCTTCCAACTCAATTTTGTTTAGGTTAGACCAATATATTGATTTTGTAAATGTAGCATTAATCCTCGTATGTAGTACTGCATGTCCCAATTCGTGTGCTACAACATACTTAATTTGATAATCAGGTAAATTGCTATTGTAAAAAATGAATCTATTTCTACGCACATACTTATAGAAGCCATTAGTATCGTTGGCCAAATCCCAAGGCGTAACAATTATATTTAGTATTTCGCATAATTCAAATGGATCAGATGTGTGATGTTTATTTCTAAGTTTTTCAATCATTGCAGTTGGCCACATATAGAATACCCCCGATTTACTCTATATTATTTTTTTTGTCTTTAGGCGCGTACTTTCTATTGATACGAGTTGCTTGTTTTTCAGCGAATTCCATTGCATCTAAAATACTTTCCATGGCTTCGGTTGTAATCGGCTCACCATCATAAAGTAATCCGTCCCCGTTTTTCAAATCTTCCCTAAGAGCGTCCATTCTTTTTTTCATATCTATTTCTTCTTTGGGAGTGAAACCTTCTGCATTTATATTTTTATGGCGACTTCTGCCATGTAAATAGTCCAGACTTACATCAAAATAGTTAGCTATTTTATTCTGAATTTCAGCATCGGGCATTCTTTTGGCTTGTTCGTATGAAGCATAAGTAGTTTTTGCAACGCCCAATATTTTAGCCATTTCTTCTTGTGTTTTTTTACTTTCTTTTCTCAATTCTTTAATTCTTGATGCGAACATATGTGCACCTCCTCATTTCGAATTATACTATACAAATTGCGTACTTTCTATTTTAAATTAAAAAACAATACAAAAAGAGTATTTATCTATTGACATAATACAAAATGCGTATTATTATAAAAGTACGCAATTCGTACTACTTGAAAAAGGGGGTGCTAACATGGAGTGGTTAAAGAAATATAGATTAGATAAAGACTTGACACAACAGGAAGTAGCTGATCAATGCGGTATTCCTAAAAACACATATGCATCTATTGAACAGGGTAAAAGACGGCCTTCTCCCGAACGCGCGAAAATAATCGCGAGCAATTTGGGATTCGACTGGACTATTTTTTTTAACAAGTAAGTACGCGATATGTATTATTTTATCTTAAGGATATGTATCATGCGTAAAAAAATTGATACATCGGAAAGGAGAGCAAGTGACAGTAATTAAATCTTCAATTAACGCATCAAAAGTTATGCGTTATGTGGATGATATTCCTCAAAAACAATTAGCGGATTTACTTTTGACAAGTAGACCTAATGTAAGCCATATGCAAACAGGTAGAAGAAGGATGCAGCAAGATATTGCAACTTCAGCATTAAATAATGTACAAAGTAATTTATTCAAATTAGCACTATCGCATGAATTTACTGAATTAATTCCAGATGTTTTTGATGGTCCTGCAATTAATAATAATTCGTTATCATATCTCGTTATGTATGAACAAGAAGCTAACGAGTTTAGTGCGAATATCGATGAGGTAATGAAAATTTTTGTAAAGCCAGCGAGCCAATTAACTCAAAGCGAACGGCTAACTGCAAGAGACAGTTTAAAAGAATTACTTGATGCACTCGGTTGGGGTTATAACCTTTTATTTCATGCAAGTGATCATTTAAATATCGATGTGTATCAATTAATGAGTGAACAAGATGAGAGTTGGAAACAAAAAAAGTGGATTTGAAAGAGGTGAAGATAATGCCAAGTATTCTTAATGAGGAGGAAATTTTCAATCACGTAAAAGAAACATCAATAATCTGCTTCTCAAGATTAGTAGAGGAATTAAAAGATTCGCTCATACAAAATTTTGAAGACGAAGAACTTCTTAGTGCTAGAGAATTATGCCAGCGAATATTGAAATGTAGTAAAAATACAGCAGATAAATATTATCTAAACAATGCTTCATTCCCTTTCATCCAGCAAGGTAATGAGCGTCGTTATCCAAAAAAAGCAGTAGAAAAGTGGATTGAAGAAAATTCAAGAAAAAGGTGATTTTATGTTATTAGCGGTAAATATTGTTATTGGATTTGGTATTTTGTTAAATCTATCAATCTATGCATATCAGAAAGGGAGTGAGAAAGCCGATGTCAATACCGATTTGGATAGCGATTGTGTGGATACTCGTGTTGCTCGGAACAATGACGTTAATATCAAGCGTTAAGAAGTTATGCAAGACGATAAAAAAAGTTGGCTTGGCTAACTGGTATGAAAGTTGGATTTATAAATGAGCGTAGGATTACTTTTCATCGGTTTTGCAGTGTTTGTAGCATTAATAGTAGCTTTTAAAAGCGAAGAAGGAGGATTCAAGCGATGGAAGAAATAAGAGCAATTCAGAAAGTTGTGACCGTTAATAACGAAAAAAAATATATTGTAAGAATTACACCAATCAATGACTCCACAGGAAGAAAGACGTTTAAAGGCGTAAAAGTAAATATGTTACTTGAAAATGGAGAGCACTTTGCTCAAGATACTTTTGCATCAACCATCAGCCCTGGAATAATTGAAAGCTGGATTGTAAATATGCACAACGCAAGCGAAAAAATTCAAAAAACCATGGATGCTTTTGAAAGTTGGGATGGTGAATTGAATGAATACTGGTGATACACAAAACATCACGATTGTAGAAGGAGTAATGATTGTAACGAACAAAAAAAATAAACTCGTGCGCTAACACGAGTCTGAAATAGATAGCTATTCGCTAAATATAAGAATTGAATTACTTATAGTATATGCGATTAGCCCCGTTTTGACAAATTAATTTTTAGAAAGGGGTCTTTATTATGCAAATTAAGACTAATGAGCTCATTGAAATTTTAAAGAATTCAAGAACTCACTCATTAGAACGAATCAAAGCTTTAGAGATTAACTTATTCAAGTACAAACGTGTAAATACCAAGCCACCTAAGCAACTAACTGAAAGGATTGCTAATCACGAGAAGAAGATTGAAACGATAAAAACATTAGAAGAAGAATTGAAGCAATCAGAAAATGAAGTTTGTAAATTTTAAAAATTGGAGGATTCAAGATGACACAAAAAAGTATTGAAGAAGTGAAATTTGAAGAGGCAAAAAAATTAATAACTGAGTTACAAGCAATTGCTACATTTAATGAAAGCATAACTTGTGCCGTGAATGTAAGCTTCAATGATGGAAAAGGTATACACAGTGCGTCATCTGCAATTGGAGGGAAAAGCGAACTCTTAAAGATGTATGGGGACATCGCCGAAGCAATTGTATATGAATTTATGAAGGACCATGATTGTGTGTGCAACGTGAATGAAACCATTGAACATGCAATAGAAGGGGCATTAAATGGATTTCAAAATTTCAAACAAGATGCAAAGGAGAAAACAGATGAGAACAATTAAATTGCTAAAGCTTCAACTAGAAAATTTTAAAGGTATCAAGGAACTAGAAATTGATTTTCAAGATAATACATCAATATACGGAGCGAATGCTTCGGGGAAAACAACAATCTTAGATGCGTTCACTTGGCTTTTATTCGATAAAGACAGCACAAATAAAAAAGACTTTGCTATTAAAACGCTGGGTGCTGAAGGCAACGTTATTCACAAGTTGAATCATGTTGTAACTGCAGTGATTGATGTTGATGGCGAACAAGTTGAGTTGTCTAAAAAGTACATGGAGAAGTGGACAAAATCAAGAGGGAAACTAGAACAAGAGTTAACAAGTCATACTACAGAATATTATATCGACGAGATCAAAAAGAAAGCGAATGAATACAAGTCATTTATTAGCGATCTACTAGACGAGGAACTTTTCAAACTAATTACTAACCCATTGTACTTCAATGAACAGTTTGACTGGAAAAAAAGAACGTGCAATGCTAATTAAAATCGCAGGCGATGTAACAGACGCAGAAGTAATGAGTGCGGATGATTCACTGAAAGATTTAAGGATCTTTCTTGGAAAGCACTCGATTGAAGATAAATTAATTCAGATTAATGAACAGCGCAAGAACTTGCGTAAAAGATTAGAACTTATCCCCGAACTTGTAAATGAAGCTTCTAAAGCCAAACAAGATACTACCGGCTTAAATCCTAGTGATCTTTCAGGGGAATTAACAGTAATTGAAGAACAGATTCAACTTATCGAACAAGAAAAAATTACTTTGAAAAACGGCGGAATACAAACCGAACTAAACAAGCAAAAAGCGAATATTGAACTTGAGCTTACAAAAATCAAAGCAAATGAGCAAAAAGAAGTACAAGAGCAACTGATGAACAAAAAGGAAGAAATATTTACTGAAAGAAATGGACTTAAAAATGTAGAAAATGAAATTGTAGAATCTGCTTTTCTTATTCAACGTAAACAAGAAGAGTTAGCTACCAAGCATCAGGAATTAATAAAGCTCGGCAATGAATGGGATACATTGCAAGTAGAGCGTTTTGACGAACATCGCAAATCATGTCCAACTTGTGGCCAAGATTTCCCTTCTAATCATTTAAATTCTATGATTGAAAAATTTAATCAGGAAAAAGCAGAGAAAATCAAAGCAAATGAACTAGCTGGAAAATCGACAAAAGATGAAATAAATCAAATTGAAACGGATATTACTGAAATAGAATTTAAAATTAACAATCAATATAAGAATAAACAGACTGAATTTCAATCGAAACTAGAAATATTAGATCAACAAAAAGCAGAGTTAGAATCGCAACTGAAACAAGTTGAAAACTCTACTAATTACATTGAGAAACAATCTGAACTGGAAATGATTGAAGAAAAACTGCGTGATGAAAAAGGTTCTTCTATAACTGCAGTAGCAGAGATTCAAATCAAAATTGATAAATTGAATGCTGAAGCAAGTGATCTAAAAGCTGATTTAGCAAAATTTGATAGCAATCAGAAACAAGAAAATCGTATTCAGGAATTAGAAGAAGAAGCAGCAGAAAAAGGCGCTAAGTACGACGAATTGGAAATGGGATTATATCTCATTGAACGATTTAATAAAGCAAAATGTAATCTTCTTGAAGATAAGATTAACGGCAAGTTCAAATATGTTTCATTCAAGTTATTCAAAACTCAAATTAACGGAGGGATTGATGAGTGTTGCGAAACTATTTATAACGGTGTTCCTTACAATTCCGGATTAAACAATGCTGCACGCATTAATGGTGGTTTGGATATTATTAACGCACTAACAGAGCATGTTCAAGTGCTCGCACCAATTTTTGTAGACAACAGAGAATCAGTAACGGAATTAATCCATACAGAATCACAGCTAGTTAGCTTAATCGTTTCTGAGTCAGATGAAAATTTGAGAGTGGAGGCATAAATGATGGCAAAAGAGAATTATAGCGACCCAAACGGAAAATTGCTCAATAGTATAACGACATTTGAAGTGAATGGAGAAGAAGTAAAGCTATCTGGCAATATTATTAGGGATTATTTAGTAAGTGGAAATGCAGAGGTTACAGACCAGGAAATAATCATGTTTTTGCAGTTATGTAAATATCAAAAATTAAATCCATTTCTTAACGAAGCCTACCTAGTTAAATTTAAAAATACAAAAGGTCCAGATAAACCCGCACAAATAATTGTTTCTAAAGAAGCATTTATGAAACGTGCTGAAACACATGAACAATATGACGGATTCGAAGCAGGTGTAATTGTGGAAAGGGGCGGTGAAATTATTGAATTAGAAGGCGCAGTTTCTCTAGCCTCAGACAAATTATTAGGGGGCTGGGCAAAGGTTTTTAGAAAAGATAGAAATAGGCCAGTTAGTGTAAGAATCAGTGAAAAAGAGTTTAATAAAAGACAATCAACTTGGAATACCATGCCTCTAACAATGATGCGTAAGACCGCAGTTGTTAATGCGATGAGAGAAGCTTTTCCGGATAACTTAGGTGCCATGTATACAGAGGAAGAACAAGGTTCGCTACAAAACACTGAAACAAGTGTTCAACAAGAAATTAAAACAAAATGCTAATGCAGAAGTGTTAGATATTCCTTCACAGCAAAATGAAGTGCCAGATTTTAAAGAAGTAAGAGAGCCCGAGCATGTAGAAATGCCACCGATATATGGTGAGCAGCAATCTACACCGCCTGCTAGACCTTATTAATATGGAAATTAAGACAATAGCAAGCGGAAGTAAAGGGAACGCCTACGTTATTAGTAGCGGGCGTTCCAAGTTGTTACTTGAATGTGGTATAAACTTCGACAAAATAAGAAAAGCACTAAATTTTGATTTATCGGCAGTGGAAGCCTGTTTAATCAGCCACGAGCATGGAGACCATGTTGCTGGCGTCAAAAAGATGTTACGCACATCCAGCATTAAGATATACGCATCAGAAGGCACCTTGTCTGCTTTAAATGTTCCGGACAGTCGACAATTCATTTTAAAAGAAAAAAACGCTCAAAACATCGGAGAATGGATTATTTTACCGTTTCAAACTGAACATGATGCAAAAGAGCCGCTTGGTTTTATGATTCAACGCAATAATGAAAGACTACTTTTCATTACAGACAGTTATTTTGTAAGATACAAATTCAAAAACATCAACTATTTAATGATTGAGTGTAACTATTCAGCAGATATTTTAGAAGAAAATGTAATAAATAAAGTTATACATCCAGTTCAAAAAAAGCGTGTTTTACAATCGCATTTCAGCTTAGAAAATGTAAAAGAGTTCTTGAAAGCAAATGACTTATCGCAACTTAGAGAAATTCACTTGTTACACATTTCGGATAGCAATGGTGATCCTGAACGATTTAAAAAAGAAATTCAAGCATTAACTGGCAAACCGGTTTATGTATAGGTGGTGATGATATGGCAAGGCCTTTAAAAGAGGGGTTAGATTATTTTCCGTTAGATGTAGATGCTGATTATGATGATAAATTTCAGTTAATCGAAACGCTACATGGGCCGACTGGTTTTGCAATAATGATCAAGTTATTTATGAAGATTTATAGCCAAAACTTTTACTATAAGTGGACAGAAACAGAACAAATACTGTTCGCGAAAAGAGTTAATGTTGACATTAACACATTGAAAACAGTAGTTAATGACTGCATTAAGTACGATTTGTTCGACAATAACCTTTTTAGTGAGTTTCAAATATTGACAAGTCTAGGGATTCAAGAGAGATATTTCACTGCAATTGGCCGAAGAAAAAAACAAATAGTAGTACTAGAGTACTTGTTATTAGATAGGCCAGAAGTAATAAATTTATGTCCTAAAATCGTTTTTGCAAACATTAATGTTGTTAATGATGACATTAATGCGGAACAAGAAGAGTTAATGCCAGCATTAAGTACACAAACTAAAGTAAAGGAAAGTAAAGTAAATGAAAGTAAAGCAGTAGTAAGCGAACAAGAAAAGCTCCCCGAAAAAATTGTAAAAGAAAAACCAACTACTACTGCTTATAAATTTTGGGAAGAAAATGTTGCAATTACCGGATTATCGGAATTCGATAGAGAATTGCTAAAAAAACTTATTTCTCTAGGGGGCAATGAGTTAACGGTACATGCTATGAAGAAGGCAATTGAACTGAACAGACGAAGAATGAAAACTGTTGATACTGTTTTGCGGGGTTGGTTAGATAATGGAGTTAAAAACACCACTGAAGCAGATGAACAAAGAAAAAAACTGGAATGGTGGTGCTAAAAAGAATGCGCGAGCAGAACCAGCAAAACAAGAAATTAAAATCAGCGACCAATATAATTTCGGAGCTACAAGAACGGATTGATAGACATACGCTTACCGAAGCAGATGAGCAAAAAATCCGAAAACAGATTGCAAAAGAAGATGCCGAGCTGGCAGCTAAAGCACTTGACGCCGATAGAAATCACCAGTTAAACAAAATATTTTCTAATAGCATGATTAATAAAAAGCTTGAAAATGCGAGTTTTGAAAACTATCACGCAGAGAATGAAGAGAATGCAAAAGCTTTGGCAGTTTGTAGACGGTTTGTAGAAACGTTTAATCTTAATCAGCCTAGAAGCTTGCTACTAACAGGTTCCTATGGCGTTGGTAAAAGTCATTTAGCAGCTTCCATTATGCGAGATATTAGTGAAATAGATATTGTACTAAAAAGAGACAATGAACGTGATGTCGTGTTAAAGACGAGAAAACCAACGATGATTTTTATTAACACGCCTAAGTTATTAACAAAAATTAGATCATCATTTAGTAAGACGAGCGAGTTTACTGAAGCAGATTTGTTAAATGAAATCGAAAGTGTAGACCTACTAGTCTTGGATGATTTTGGAAGTGAAATCAAAGAAGCGAATAACGATTTTGCAGTACAAAAGATTTTCGAAATTGTAGAAGGCCGTGTTGGGAAACACACTGTTTATACTACGAACTTTAACGTAGATGAACTATTTAATTTCTATGGAGAACGTAATTTTAGCAGAATTATGGAAGATGGAAATTTAATTCAAATGTCAGGAGAAAATTATAGATTGCGAGGATTTAAAAAATGATACTTACTAAGGAAATGCCGAAATATGTCGGATTTGATGGACCATCGCCAGCAAATATAATCATTTGGAAGCTGTTAGACAAGAAGATAGCTAAAACGATATGTTACACCTCCGAAGAAGTAGAGGAGCAATTAAGATTACATTCTTGGAAGTTTGATGGTTATGAGGTTTTGAGTGATGAAAACTTTTAAGATCTGGCTGAAAATTTACTGGGTTTCTGGACTTTGTCAAAATCGAAGCTTTGAGGTAGAAGCTAGAACTTTTAAAGAAGCATTTGATACTGCAGAAAAAATGGTTCCACGAAAAAAAGTGAAGAGAATAAAACATATTCGAGCGAAAATCGTAGGTTATATTTTCGAACCACCACAGAGAGGGGTTAATTAGTTGAAAAGAATTGAGTACGTTGAAATCATTAAAAAAATTCCCGGGACACCTTTTAGATTAGGAGGGATATACGAAATAGAACGAATGGGTTCAGCAAATGCACGTGTGAGAATTAACAACAGTATTTATCAGGTGCCAAAAGAAGCACTACAAGTAGTTGAACAAGTGGAACGTGAACGGTGGGAAGAAAATGATAAAATTCACGATTAATATTCCTCCACATCCACAAGAACGACCGCGTTTTAGAAATGCAGGCAATTTCGTACAAACGTACGACCCGCCTAAGTCAAAAGAGTACAAAAAGAAAATAGCAAATGTGGCAAAAATGTATGCGCCAGGAACGCCAATAAGCACGCCTATTAAAATAAAATTAATTTTCTTTGTGCCAATCCCTAAATCAAAATCTAAAGTCTGGAAGCAGCGAGCGGTCCTTGGCCAAGAGTTTCCAGCTGTAAGGCCAGATATTGATAATTTCACAAAGGCTGTGCTAGACGCATTAAACGGCATCATGTTTAGTGACGATGGAAAGATTGTTGAATTAATCGCTTATAAGAGATATTCAGACCTACCTAGAACGGAAGTTAGCATAACAGAATTAGTTTCAGAAGTTCAAACGAAATTATTTTAAAAAAATTGGAGGAAAAAGAAATGATTAATTGCTACGCAGAGGTTAGAAATGTACAGGTGAAACCGAATGACACGGTGGAAATTAAACTAGTTGTTGATGTAGATGAATTATCTGGCCAAAACGAAGAACTTATGAAGCTAGTAGGTAGAGAAGTAAATACTTCACTCGAAAGCAACCAAATATCTTACCGTGAAAAGGTTGATCCAGAAACACGAGAGCCAGTTCTTAAGTATATGGTCCACAAGGACGGTACAGTGGCGATGTACTCACAAGAAAAACTTGATTTAGAGTTAGAAGAATTGCCAGAAGAGGAACGTTCTAGCGTGATAAACAAATCAGAGATTGATGAATATATTCTCGCTTGTGATAGCGGACCAATGACCATTCCTGGAGGAATATTCGAAGGGAAAGAAGTTCTGCAGAAGCTAACTGAAGGGGAAGAGCTAGTGGACTTGGCTAAATATTATGGTACTCCACTTCAAGAAATGCAAGACACCTTGGACGATTACCGTAAATTTGTAGCACCACAGGCAAAAGCATGGCAAGACTGGAAAAATAATTCTGAACAAAAAGCTGATAGTGAAGAACAAGAATCTGAAAATGATGATCAAGCGTCTTTAGAGTTTGAAACCGAAGAATAAAATGCTGGGCGGGAAACCGCCCTTGTAAAGAGGTGAGGAAATGCCATCAGAAGAATTAAATTTATTCGATTTAATGGATTACTATCCTGAGCAGGCTGCTAAAAAAAAGCGAAAGGAAGAAGCCTTAAAACCGATTAAAACTCATAGAAACGATAGATTAGATTATCCTGCGGCAAGAGCTGAAATCAAACGGATTTTAGGTAAGGAAGTAACTACAGTTTGCGGATATTATGATCACCCTATTAATAAAGAACTTCGTTGGATTTTCAATTTTGAAATAGGATTTTGCTACATCAGTGATAAAGGTCAACTATACGAAATGCAGCTGGGGGCGGAAGGGTTTCAATATCGAGGAAAAGTACACGAGGAGGTTTTCTACAATGCAGACGATAGAAAAAGAGCTACTACAACAATTAAGTGAACGAAGAATAGGCGTTCAACATCAGATTGCTTCACTTGTGCATACAGAGAAGTGCACGTTGCTAGAAGCTTTAAAAATGACAGATAAAGAAATCGATTCAACATTTAATGAAATGCGAATGGAGCTAGATAGTTAGGAGGATGAATAATGACAACTGTTGAAAAGTTAAGCATAAGAGAGCAAGCGCTCAATAAAATGTTAACGGAAATGAATGAAGCACATTCCGGAGCCGAGGATGTGATACATAACTGGCTCTGTAATCAAGTAGAAGAAGCGATTTTTGAAGGCATTATGAAAGATGATAGAAGTATCAGTGGGGCGGTTAAATACTGCTCCTCAAGGGCTTCAAAGCATCAGGCGGAAGGTGTGGCCATGATTGATGACAAAACGGTATTTTCCTGGGTGAAAAAGTATTTTATATCAGAAAAAGTGAAGAAAAGTAGTGTAAAGGCTACAGTTAAAGCAACTGCAACAAAACAAGAAAAAGCGAAAGTTAAAGCTAAGAAAAAACCGAAAAAAACAACTATGCAAGAAGGGTATGAGCAATTAGATTTGCTTGATTTCTTATGAAGAGAGAAGCGCAAAACTATATTGATAATAAATTAAAACCACCAAAAGCCTTTTTTGAATGGTGTTTCTCACAAATTCCAACCTATAAATGGTCCAACAAAAAAGAAACTATTCTAGCTTCTAATCGAAAAAACTGCAGTGTTATTGAACAGAAGTTAAGAAAAAACTCTAGATTGACATTTTTTGGTAAATTGAACGTGTTCGGTATTGTCTTAGTTACATCGAAAAGAATTGAAATACAAAGTTACGCGTTCTGGAATCGAGTAGTGGAAGGAAAAGAAATAATTGAATTTGATCTAGTCAATTTTGAACAATTTGCTGAAGGAGAACACGTAAAGGTTGCAAGTAGCGACGGCAAGATGTGGTTTGGTTTAATTCCAGTATACGGTGGGATGTCTGGCGGACCTTACTCAATGATTCAGTTGTTTGAAAATGACTGGAAAGAAAAAATTCGAAGTAAATCAGAGCTTAAGTACCTAGAAATCCCGCACTTAGACTTTAAAGAAATTGAAACTATATATAAATATAGAGTTGAAATTGAATTTTTGCAGAAAATCAAAGCAAGGCAATTGGCCAAGGAAGTTATGTATCCCGTAACACAATATACAAATGGATCGTTTAGAAAAACGGTAGACATGCGAACAATTAATTCGAAGTGGTTGAAAGAAAACAAGCCCTTCTTTAAGAATTCGGACAGAGGTTTTATGGAATTTGAATTAGCAAGAAGAATACAGAAACGGCGAGGAAAGGTAGTTTCTGGAATTGAAAAATATCTTGATTACCGTGCTATCAACAAAATCCCTGAAGGAGTAGGAATAGTTCGCTTTCAGAATTGGATTATTAAGAATAAAGTGGATTTTAGCTACTACCTAGATTATCTAAACCTAATGCGAGACTTAAATATTGCAATCGATAGCGAAAACATAATTATGCCTAAAAATTTAGTAATAGCTCATGATAACGCGGTCAAATTACTGTACCAAATGAAACATGAAGTTGAAGAACAACAATATAAAGTGCGATTTGAGAAGATAAAAGACTTAGAAAAAACGATAGATAATTACGCTTTTATTGTGCCTAAGCAAGCATCGGACTTATTAACAGAAGGCAAAGCATTAAGCCATTGTGTAGGCGGTAGTAATTATATTAAACAACACATTGAAGGGAAAACAACGATTATTTTTGTTCGTGATAAGCAGGACTTAGAAAAGTCATTGTATACACTTGAATACAAAAATGGCCAAATTTACCAACTGCGAGGAAAGCATAATTGTGACCCAACTAAGGACGTGCAAATGGCTGCAAATAAGTGGGCTAAATTACTAAAAAGTAAAACAAAAGTATTACAGAATAGTTGAAGTAGGAGGGTGCAGCATGAGAGAGAGTGAATTTAGAGGTAAACGAATAGACAACGGAGAATGGGTTTACGGCAATTTAATGCAGTTTGAGGATAGCGGCACTTTCATTTTTGTAGATGAACGAAAAGGCGCTAGTACATTAACTTATGCACATTTTATTATTAACAACATGCACGCGATAGACGAAAAAACAGTTGGAAGCTGTATAGGTCGCGAAGATGAAGACGAAAAAACTATTTTTGAAAATGACATTGTGCAAGTAGTTTTAGAACGCTGGCCAATGGGATACTACCAAGAAGTAGAATACATTGGAGTGGTTAAATATGACACGGATATATGCGCGTATTATCTTGATTTGATTAAGCCTCCTGATATTGATGGCGAAACAATACCGAATGAAATCGATGGGGTTAAAATTACAAGAGAAGACCCAGAGGATTTCGATACCAGATTCTACTTTGATGCTAGCGTTGATTCAGCAGCTATGACAGTTATAGGCAACATACACGAAAATCCGGAATTGATGGAGGTGTCGGAATGAACGATAAAAAAGTAAGATTCTACGTTTCTACTGGTATGCACGGATCACTTGAAACAGAAACATTTCTTTTGAAAACGGACTTGAATATTGAGTTCGATATATTAACACTTGAACAATTAGAAAAAGAGATTACAGAGGCTTACAACGACTGGTTAGTAAATAATATTGACTCTGGTTGGTCTATCGAGAAAGAGGTGGCGGAATGAACGAACAAGAAGCGAAGGAGATTGTCCTGAAATGGTTGAAAGAAACCAGTAAATTTTTAACACCCATCAGACTATTCTTTGACTTAGAAAATCGCAACAGCATAGCTCCTCAGCAAGTGGTAGAGGCATATCTTGCAATCGGAAATAGAAAAGTAGAGTACGAACTACTAGCCGAATTTGCTGCATGGGGATTAGAAGAGGTGGCAGAATGATGTACCGACAATACCAAACATATTCCTTTTTGCAAAGGCGTTTAAAACGTTCAGTACGAGTGTTAATACTTAAAATTATTAAAAGCTTGAAAGAGGTGATGGAATGAGTATTTTAGCATCTATAGGGCTATTAGCTGTAGCAAGTCTCTTTACTTTAATCTTAATCTTTATTTTTGATAGGTATAAAAACAAAAGAGCCTTGAGGGATTTGCGAATCGGAGATGAGATAAAAGAAAAGGGAGGCATAATCCCAGTCTATGGCGTTGTTGTGCAGATTGACGACACGAGTCAAGAAGTAGTTCTGCTATGTTCAAGCGGAGGCCGCTTATTTAGAACTGTAAAACCGGGGGATTTTATTAAAACAGGTCTTCGCTTCACTGTGACCGAATTAAACGAATATCGTTCTGATTACAGTAAGAAACTATATAAAGAAGCTGACGAATTGTTAAATAGTTACACAGCTTTTAATGACTACTATAACAACTAAAGAGAGGATATAGGAGGAATGAAAAAATATGAATTAATCATGACGAGAGAAGAAGTTTATCATCTCCATCGTGTCTTAATGCAAGATATAATACTCAGCACATGGGGGGGAAGCACTAAGGACCCGGAAGATGAAGAAGCTTTTTTAGCTCATATAGAGTTGAGTAAGGGTTTGGCAAGAAAAGTTACGCGATCGGAGGTTAAATAATGCCAGGGCTAATAGCAAAACAACCAAACGGATTATATTGTCGAATATCAACTGTAGTAGAAGCGCAAACGCATCACGACATGACGAAAGAGGAATTAGAATATTATTTAATTAATGAAAGGTCATTAGATATAAATCTTGTAACGTTAGATGAATGGTTAGCATTCTATGAAGTCGATTTCAATGTAGCCATTAAACAACTCGGCTCAGGCTCAGGAGAGTTAAGTTTTGAAGAAGCTAAAGAATGGTTGATAGAAGTTGGTTATCAACATGCAGACGAATTTATGAAAAAAATTGCATATAGGTGGGACGAGTGGGAGGAAGACGATGACTAAAATACATGAATTAAAAACATGGCGAGGAAAATGGAAATGGATTCTAAAAATAGAGATAACAAAAGTATAGGAGGACGAATGTATGGGCGAAACAACTGAAATGATTTTAGAGGGTATTTTGTGTGAAAATTGCGGAGTATTCATTGATGATGCAAATCCGGGATATCCGAGAACGTGTGAAGATTGCGAGGAAGATAATAATGAAAAACGGTAAAAAGTTAACTAGAAACCAAGCAACGATGCTAAAAAATAATGGTCTTAATCCGGATAATTGGCTCGTGGTGAAAAATCTTAATGATCGAATGGAAATAGTGAACCGAGAAACCGGAAATAAAAAGGTGATTTATAAATGACAGTACACAAATTAAAGATTCTACCTGAGTTTTTCGAGAAAAAAAGAACACTTGTAAAAGCGTTTGAAATTAGAAAGAATGATCGTAATTTCGAAGTGGGAGACACGCTTGTATTACAAGAATTTGATAACGGGGAATATACTGGGCGAGAGTATTGGGAAGATGTTGTTTATATTACCGACTACTTGCAAAAAGAAGGAATTGTAGTCATGGGTACACTACCAAATGAGCGAGAATATCCGTTTTAAAGGGTGATGACATGTATAAAACAGAAAAACGAACATTACGGCAAAACAAAATGATTCATGCTTTGATTAGTGACATAGTAAAGCACACTTATAACGATTTTGAAGCTACAAAGCCGAGAAGCTTCAGCAATGATTGCCGAGTAGTTAAAGAAACGTTAAAAGTAGCGTATGCAGCTGAAGCGAATTTACCGGGTGATTTCAGTACAGCGAAGTTATCAAAAATACAAGCTCGCGACTTCATAAGTTCTATTATAGAGTTTTGTTTTCAATTTGATATACCGTTATCCGCATCAGGACTGCAAATGACGGATGATATCAATAGATACCTGTTCTTATGTATCAAATACAGAAAATGCGCTGTAACAGGTCGTAGAGGCGAAATACATCATGTTGATCCCGTAGGTGCTGGAAGAGATAGAAGAAATTATGATCACAGTAAATCAAGATTAATCTGTTTATCTCGAGAAATGCACACAGAAGCTCACCAAATCGGATGGCTAACGTTTAAAAGTAAATACCATGTTGATGGAATAATTTTAAGTCCGGAAGCAGTAAAAGAATTAAATATATAAAAAAAGCCAGAGCGACCGCTCCGGCGTGGAATGTGATTCCTAGACAAAATCATTATACCACAATGGAGGGGTTGCGTGTGATGGCGCTGTTCGAACTACCACAAATTGACAATGTTAGAACAAAAAGAAACGTAATAAGAGCTTTAGAAAATATAAAATTATGAGAGTTAGACTCGGCGAGAGAAGAATGCCAAAGTTAACTTCTACATTGACCATAGTGCCACCATCATTTAATAATGAATTCCATTCTACGACGGAAGAAAGTGCAATATGGAATGTAGATGCAGTAAATGAAGCAAAAGCATATGTTAAATTGATTGATCATCACATCAACCAACTTCCTGAACGGAGTAGGCAAGTGATACTAACTAAATTCATTGAAGAAAATAGTGATTATGAAGCTATGTTGGCCATACATGTAAGCCACTCGCAATATAAAGAAGAAAAGAGAAAAGCAATTGAACGTCTAGCCTACCAACTTAATATAGTAGTTGAAAAATGAGGAGGGAACACAATGAATAATTTAGCAGTATTAGATAAAAATAATACATTAAACAGTCGTGAAGTTGCTGAAATGGTAGAAAAAAGACACTCTGATTTACTGCGTGATATCGAAACATATATTAGATATATCAATCAAAACGCAAAATTGCGTTCTGATGATTTTTTCAGTGAATCTACTTATCATGCCGGCACTGGGAAAGAATATAAGTGCTATGAAATTACAAAAATGGGCTGTGAAATGATAGCGAATAAATTAACTGGGGCAAAAGGCATTCAGTTTACAGCTTTATTTGTACAAAAGTTCAACAAATTAGAAGAAAAAGAAAAGCAAACTTTCTATATTCCAGGAACCTACGCAGAAGCACTTACACTTGCAGCAAAACAAGCTGAACTAAATGAGCAGTTAATGTTAGAAAATGAAGTGAAAACACAAACTATAGCCGAATATGAACCAAAAGTGAGTTATTATGATCAGATTTTAAAATCTCCTGGATTAATAACTGTTACGCAAATTGCAGCTGATTATGACTTGACCGCACATAAGCTCAATAAAATATTATACGAAGAGCAGGTGCAGCACAAGGTTGGTGGGCAGTGGATATTATACAAAAAACATATGAATTTAGGTTTGACTAAATCAGAAACGGTCAGCATAGTTCACAGTAATGGACGTCTAGGAACAAAAGTAAACACCAAGTGGACTCAAAAAGGGAGATTATTTATACATGAAATTCTTGAAAATGTCGGAATTCAGGCTGTTATCGACAAGGATATTTAACAAACCGGCTTTTTACCGGATAAAATTAAACTTTTTGCTGACTTTTTACCGGCTTTTTACCGGACAAAAAACAAGGAATTCCGTGGTAAGATGTTATTGTCAAGAAAATAAGAAATAGGAGCTGGTAATTATGAAACATGAAATGACTAAATATAGCATGGACGGAAAACGATATGTATCATCGTGGCTACAGGTAAATATTTTTGGCAAGGCATTATGCTTTAATCATAAATCAATCGCAATTTAAAAATATACAGTTTGCCCAGAAAGAGGCATTGTATCTTATCGTTGGTCTGATATGAGACGCATCATATCCAACACTCGTGGCGGAACAGGTAGACGCATTGGAGGTAAGAACTAATATGGCTAAGGAGCGTAAGCCTTAGCTTAAGAAACCTATAGCAAAAATTACTTAGTTCATGCAAGGTGCAAATCCTTGCCGAGTGCTTTGAACATTAATACCTCCATACCCAAGGACAGATACGTTCTGATATGGAGGTTTTTCTATGTAGAAAAGGAGATAACACATGAAAAATTTTGTGTATGTTGTTGCAAATGTGAAAGATGGTAACAGCTTAATCGACTTCTTTGTAAAAACAAAAAGCAATTATATTACCGAATTAAATTACCGTGAAAGCTACATTATCTTATTAAACGAACGTTGGTATTTTCGAGTTATGAATGAGAGTGATTTTGCTGATGTGGGTAATGTTGATGGTTATCGATTTTCACAAAAAGCAAAAATATCTCTTTCTAAAACAGGGAATTATCACACGATACGCAAGAAATTAAGTGATTTATACAAGGAGTCGAGCAAATGAATATCCAAGAAATAGAAGTAAGCAAAATTAATCCGGCTGCATATAATCCGCGTATAGATTTACAGCCCGACGATCCAGAATATCAAAAATTAAAAAAATCAATTGAAGAATTTGGCTATATTGACCCACTGATTTGGAATGAAAGAACTGGTAATTTAGTCGGTGGCCATCAGCGTTATAAAATTTTACTCGAGGGAAAACCGGAAAACTTAACTGTATCAGTAGTTAACCTAGATATAGATCAAGAGAAAGCATTGAATATTGCGTTAAACAAGATAGAAGGTGGATGGAATACTGATAAATTAGGCGAATTACTAAAAAGCATTAATGATGAAGAAATGCTAAATTTAACAGGATTCTCAGCACTTGAAATAGATGAATTAATTAAAGAGTTCGAATTACCTCCAGCTACTGTGGATAAAGTAAAAGAAAACCCGTTAGACTCGAATCTGTTCGAGTCTTTTTTGTTTCCGCCGTTTTCTTATTTGGATTCGAAAACAAGAAGATGGAGGGATAGGAAGGACCAATGGAAAAATTTAGGGATTAGAAGCGAGCTAGGGAGAGAAGGTAATCTCACGTTTGCATCTAGCTTACGGTCAGCAAGTTTGACAGGAACGAGTATTTTCGACCCCGTGCTTTGCGAATTGGCTTACAGATGGTTTACTCCTAAAGAATCTGCCAAAATATACGATCCGTTCGCCGGCGGTTCTGTTCGTGGTATTGTAGCAAAAGTTCTTGGCCACGAATACACTGGAATTGATTTAAGAAAAGAACAAGTAGAAGCTAACCACATTAATGCTAAAGAAATTGGCCTGGACGGCATTAACTGGATTACTGATAATAGCTTAAACGCGGATAAACATATTGAAGATAACTCGATGGACTTATTATTTACATGCCCGCCTTACTTTGATTTAGAAGTATATTCAGATAATAAAGAAGACATTAGCAACATGGAATACGAGGAATTTATTAAAGTGTATTCAGAGATACTAGATAAAGCTGCGAATAAATTAAAAGATAATCGATTTGCTATTGTGGTTATTTCAGATGTACGAGATAAAGCTGGTTTTTATAGAGATTTGACAGGTCTTACTAAATCGGTATTTGAGAAGAATGGTATTTACTTCTATAATGACTTGATTTTGTTAAACTCACTAGGCTCAGGAGCATTAAGAGCTCGCAGAAATATGCGTAACAGGAAGTTAGTCCGTATTCACCAGAATGTTTTAGTATTTTATAAAGGAAATCCTGATGAGATACAAGAACATTTCCCAATCCTAGAAGTGCTAGAAGATAATTTAGAAGTAGCGCTTGAATCTATCGACATTTAAACGAATATCCCTTACAGTATCAGCATAAAGGAAACGGAGTGGTGTACATGAGAGAAGATATTCAACGATTAAAAGATAAAGCAGACACAGCTAAAATGAAATATCATCGAAATTTAATTGATAGAGAAACAGCTAAGAAACAAATAATTCCATACGCGGAAGCTTTTAATACTAGATCGAAAGAGATTGCTAAAAAGTATAATCAAAAGCCTAAATTACTTTCAGTAGCAGCGTTTTTAAGATAAAAAAGAAGAGGTGCGTTAACACCCCTTCCCATAGAGCCATCACTGGCCATGAGATAGCAAACAGACCTCGCGAGGTTTTAGACATTGCTATCTCTTTTTCTATTCTAATAGAAAGCTGGTGAAAAGGCAATGCCGAAACAGAATAGGCGTTCGATTGATGAAAACGCAAATGATGAATTATTAGATTTAGAGATTAGCAAAGCTCTTGAAGAAGTTAAGACAGATGAAGAATACAAGAAAATTATTCGCGCTACACTAGGCAAATGGCTTAATAATTTGCAGGAAGGCAATATACGTCTTGAATCTGTAAATGACCTTAAAACACTAATCGAAGCAGATAGATTACTAAGAAGAGATTAATTTTTATATAAAGGATACAAGTGGAGGATGTTCTAATATGGATAATCAAGAGTTTATCAATCTTTGTAAAGAAAAAGTGCTTGAGTATGTTAATGCTGCGTATATTAACGCTGGGTGGGGAGATTCCATTATTAATTTATGTAGCATTGAAAATATATTTGTTGTTTGGAGCTGCAAAACACTTCAAAACAACAAAGCGCTGTTAAGCACTGAACGCCCTGATGGTATGTACTTCGAACTAACCTACAATGGTGATAAGAAGGAATTATACTTTGACGCATACAAAAAAGAAAAAAATATTTTATATAAGTTGTCAACGAAGTAAAGTAAAAACAAACTCAACACAAGACAGGTGGTGACAGTGATATGGCAAGGAAACGCGACCCACGAAGAATTGAAGCGAAAAATATGTGGCTTGAATCCGGCGGAAAAATGAAACTGGTTGATATTGCAAATAAACTAGGCTGCTCTTCTAATCAGATACGGAAGTGGAAATCAACAGAAAAATGGTCCATCGATGACGAAATAGAGAGCGTTCCTAAATCGAATAGTAACGTTACTAATGAAAAGGAACGTTACCATAAGTTAAAAGGGAACAGCAACGCAATCGGTAATCGCGGAGGTGCACCACCAGGGAATGGTAATGCGGTTGGTAACGTTGGCGGTAGCGCACCAATTGGCAATAAGAACGCTGTTACCACAGGGGAGTTTGAAACGTTGTCCTGGGAGTTTTTAACAGAAAGAGAGCAGCAGTTGTATGAGAGCATGGACGGCAATTTAGTAACTCACATTAACCAAACTATCCGTGAGTTAGAAATTAGAAAACGGCGTATGATGGAACGCATCGCAAACATTGAAAAATCAATGTCTGATATTGAAAGAAGCACGCTTAAACAGCTAAGAGAAAAGGAGTACATTGGTGAGAAGAATGGAAAAAAGGTTGTTCTTCACAGACAAGAGCTAGTAACCGTTGAGGAGCGCGAAAAGGTAACTGCTAAAATCGACCGAATACTAAGTCTTGAAAACTCGTTGAATAACGTCACTAACCAACTAATCAGAGCAATTAAACAACAAAGCGACCTAGAACAAGCCGAATTAAAAAAAGGTCTTATACGCTCTCAAACGAGCCTAAATCGCGAGAAGCTATATAAACCAGATGAAGCAAATAAAAGTACCGCAGTAAATAAGCCTGACTTCTCGGGAATGAGTACAGAGGAGTTGAGGAGTTATGCAGCAAGCCTTAGAAAATGACGTAACAGAACAAGAGGCCTTGTTGGAAGAACTTGATATAGAACTTGCTAAACGTTCTTATCGCGATTACGTGACTTATTCGCACTTTGGAGATTACCAGTTATTTGAACACACTGAATTAATATGTGAGAAGTTACAACATATTATCGACGGTGAACAGAAATATTACATCTTCGAAATGCCACCACGGCATAGTAAATCAATGACAATTACCGAAACATTCCCATCGTACTTCTTGATGAAGAATCCTAAGAAAAGAGTCATCACAACATCTTATTCTGACGCTTTGGCCAAACAATTTGGGCGAAAAAACAGAGATAAAATAAAAATGGCGGGTGATCAGCTTTTTGATATACACATCAATCCCGCTAACTCAGGTGTCACGGACTGGAGCATTGACCAATATGGTGGCGGCATGTACTCAACTTCCATGCTCGGTGGTGCAACGGGGCGTGGTGCTGATTTATTAATTATCGATGACCCGATTAAAAACCGAGAAGAAGCGGAATCTAAGACAATTCGGGATAAGATATACCAGGAGTGGGAGAGCACATTCTTTACTCGTTTGCATAAAGGTCATAGTGTTATCGTTATTATGACTCGGTGGCATGAAGATGACTTAATAGGTAGATTGTTAAAGGCAAATACACTACCATGGGAAAGAATAAGATTACCAGCTATTGCCGAGGAAAATGATTTACTAGGACGTGAGATTGGCCAAGCGCTATGTCCGGAGCTTGGCTATAACGAAGAATGGGCTGAAATAACGAAGAAGACAGTAGGTAGTCGAACGTGGGCTTCACTATACCAACAAAGACCGCGTCCGGCTGAAGGGGCAATTTTTAAAGAAAAATGGTTGAGGTACTATGTCCCTAGTGAAGAATTCAGAAAAAAATATAATTTAGGTGAAGACGTGGCAATACTGCCGCGTCTTTTTGATAAATCGGCACAATCGTGGGATATGGCATTTAAAGACACAAAAAAAAGTGACTTTGTCGCCGGTCATGTATGGAATCGTAAAAAAGCTGATTTCTTTTTTATTGATCGCATACATGACAGGATGGGGCTTCCGGAGACTTTAAATGCTGTAAGGCGCCTTACTATAAAACATCCGTTAGCTATTGCTAAGTACATTGAAGAAAAAGCTAATGGTCCAGCTGTTATGCAGACATTAAAAGGAGAGATAACCGGAATGATTGGCGTTGAACCAGAAGGTGGGAAAGAAACACGGGCGTATGCCGTTACACCGCTTTTTGAGTCAGGAAACGTGTATTTTCCACATCCTTTATACGCTCCGTGGATTAGTGATGTAATAGAAGAAATGCTGGCATTTCCCAACGGGGAGCATGATGATGACGTTGATGCTATGACCCAGGCACTTGTTAAATTAATGATAGGTCAACAATCGTTGTTAGATAGATATAAAAACTTAATGTAAAGGTGGTGAGCGGATGTATTCAATTGATAAAGCAAAACAAGCAAAGATAGATTCAAAGATAGTTAATAGGAATGATTTCATGGTTGGCCATGGAAAAGCAAACTCTCGTGACAAGTTAACAAGGCAAACACCAGGTAACGGCCAAAAATTAGATTTGAAAGCATGTGAGAATTTATATGCTTCTAACAGTATTGCTATGAATATTGTAGATATTATCTCGGAAGATATGGTTCGAGCAGGTTGGTCTTTAAAGACTGATAACAAAGAAATGAAAAAGAACATCGAGTCAAAATGGCGTAAGTTAAAAACAAAGGATCGATTTCAGAAGCTTTATGCAGATAAACGACTTTACGGCGATGGCTTTCTAAGTATTGGCGTAGTATCAAGTAATAGGGAACAGGCGGATTTGAGCACTGCTATCGATCCAAAAACAATTAAAAGTATTCCATATATTAATACTTTTAATACACAGAAAGTAACTCAACTCTATTTGAATCAAGATATGTTTAGTGAGCACTTTGGTGAAGTTGAGTTTTTTGAAGTTAATCGCGTGTCCCAACTAGGAGAAGAAATATTATCCGGAACGACAGCATCTACTTCAGAACAAATTCACCGTTCGAGGATAATACACGAGCAAGGATTGCGTTTTGAGGGCGAAACAAAAGGAAGGTCCATATTTGAATCGCTTTATGATATTATTACCGTGATGGATACATCGCTTTGGTCTGTAGGTCAAATTTTGTATGACTTTGCTTTTAAAGTGTATAAAACCGATGACATAGACGCTTTGAATAAGGATGATAAGGCGAATTTAACGGCAATGCTAGATTTCATGTTTCGTACTGAGGCACTCGCAATTATCAAAGGAGATGAACAGCTGACTAAAGAATCGACAAATGTGTCAGGAATGAAGGATTTGCTCGATTATGGATGGGATTATTTGGCAGGAGCTGTTCGAATGCCTAAAACAGTTCTAAAAGGTCAAGAAGCAGGTACTCTTACAGGTGCGCAATATGATGTTATGAACTACTATGCGCGAGTTTCGTCTATCCAGGAAAACAGACTTCGACCTCAATTGGAATATTTAACAAGATTGCTGATGTGGGCAAGTGATGATTGTGGTCCGAGTATTGATCCAGATTCTTTTGAATGGGCTATTGAATTTAATCCGCTCTGGAACTTAGACAGTAAGACAGATGCCGAAGTTAGAAAACTAACTGCAGAAGCAGATCAGATTTATATTGTAAATGGTGTATTAGACCCTGACGAAGTGAAAGAAACACGTTTTGGACGTTTCGGATTAGAGAATTCTTCTAAATTCAGTGGTGATAGCGCAGAAATTGATAAATTAGCTAAGCTTGTCTATGACGCGTATGCGAAGAAGAACGCAGATGGCTAAAAGACGCGTTCCTGCGACTCGCTATCCACATAATTTAGAAAAGAGTTATACTAAACAGCTAGTAAAACTTAGCACGGCTTTGTCTGACATGTTTTTACATGAATTTGACACAAATATTAGTGCCATTCTAAAAACGTCTCAAAATCGCTCTGATGCGTTCAGAGAAGATGGTATAAGTGATGCCGTTCAAGCTGTTTTAAATAAAGTAAAGGCGCTAAGTTTTGGATTATTCAACCCGCGAGACAAGTATTCTATTGCAAGTAAACATGTTAAAGCAATAAATACGACTAATAAATCACAAATAGGCAATCAAGTGCGCTCACAAGGAATTGAGCCCACACAGTCTGAACCATGGTTAAGTGAGTTCATGGACGCTTCGATTGCCGAAAATGTAAGTTATATTGGTTCAATTGCAGACGAATTTAACGCCAAAACAGAACAAATAATTTTGCGTGGTGTAAAAAGTGGCCAATCATTAAAAGATATGCGTGATGAACTGGTTACGCAAGTAGGTACATCAAAAAATAAAGCTGAATTTATCGCTAATGACCAGACCGGAACAATCTTTGGGCAGATGACAGCCGAGAGGCATAAGAAAGCAGGCATACCCGGCTTTACTTGGAGAGATTCAGGAGATGCAGCGGTTAGACCATCACACCACGCAAGAAATGGTAAAGTTTATTCATATGATGATCCAACTGCACCGATTCCTGGAACTGATTATAGATGTCGTTGCACTGCTGGTCCTGAATTTGATGAGTCTGTAGTTAAAGCTGCAACAAATGAGCGTAAACAACAAGAGCTAGAAGATAAAGCAACATTAAAAAACGCTTATAGCGAAGTAGCTCAAGCTGCTCAAAAAGCTCCGGATAATGTTAAGGACTTAATAAGTAGTAACATTACTGCAAATTCTTTTGAGATAGTACGAGATAATAATATTGCATATGCTTATCGCCCTTCAAGCAAGAAGATAATTATTAATCCAAGTAATAAAGCTTTAAAATATTATAATAAACAAGAAATATTGCTTCACGAATCTGGTCATTTGATAGATTATGCGAAATATAAATCTTGGGAAAATAAAAGTTTTACTATTTCCACTCAGATAGAGAAGAAAGTTGCAAAGTGGGATGAGATAAATGAATTGTTCAGTCATGAAAAATGGGCAAACGATGATTACTTTAGCGATATTTGTTCGGCACTTACGGAAAATAGAGTAAAAGGTAATGCAGGACATGCCGCTTCATATTGGAAACGAAAAGGGAGCATTGAAAAAGAGATTTTTGCAAATTTATTTGCTATGCTAGCAATGAACAAACAAGAATCAATTGCTATGGTAAAAAAACAATTTCCGATGATTTACGGATCGTTCATTAAAATGTTAGAAGGTGAATTGAAGTGATTAACTACAAAAAATGGCTTGATAGCATGATGGCCACCGAAGACGGAAAAATACTTTTTGAACGTTATAAAAAACTTTATGGACATTACCCGCCATTCTTACTTGACGCAACAGAGAAAGAACAGTGGGATGAAATTAAACGATTGATAAAAGACGCTGATAAATGATTCAGTGTCTTTTTTATGCCAAAAATTGAAAGGTGGTGAGAATATGAAATGAAGGTGCAACGATTTGATAAATCATTTATTACAGATTCAAATATGCAAGTTACTAAAGAAGGTTACTTAACTGTTAAGGCACCAGTCACTCGACCAGGGGTATTTCCTTATCAACGAGCGGACGGCAGTATTCAGCTGGAAGCTAAATTACCCGAAAACCTTTTTGCTAGCGAAACTATTCAATCGCTCAATGCAAAGCCAGTTACTAATGACCATCCGAATGAACCAGTTAATGCAAGCAATCATCAAAAGTATGCAAAAGGAACAACGCATACAGACGCGTGCGTAAGTGATAATAAGCTATTTGTATCTTTTACTATTACAGACTCTAAGACAATACAAGCTGTTCAAGACGGTAAACGCGAACTGTCCCTTGGCTTTGAATCGGAAGTAGTAAAAGAAAGTGGTACTTATGCAGGCGAAAGGTACGATGCCGTGCAAAAATCTGTATTAGTTAATCATTTAGCAATTGTAGATGAAGGACGCGTGGGTCCTGAAATTGCAATACGAGGCGACTCAGCTGCTTTTATGATTGATTCAAAAAACACGAAAAAACAAGGAGGAAACAAAATGCCAGTACTCAAGATTGATAGCAAAGAATATGAAGTCGATTCAGTTGTTAAGTCACGATTTGACGCATTAGAAGCAAAACTGGATGCAGCAAATGCTAAAGCAGCTAAAGTTGATGCATTAGAGGGAGAACGTGACGGATTAAAAACAAAGTTAGATAAAGCGGAAAGTGATCTGGAAGAAGCTAACAAAAATACAATGACGAAGGAAGATATTGAAAATGCGGTCACAGAACGAGCTGCATTATTAGATTCTGCTAAAGTGATGCTTGGTGATTCATTTGATTTCAAAGGGAAAACTGCTCGTGAAATTAAAGAAGCTGCTATTAAAACATCGAATGATTCATTTGATTCTAAAGACAAATCAGATGAATATGTTAATGCTTTTTATGATGCAATGACAGTCACAGCAGATGCTAAAGGATATACTGCAGATGCTAACTTTAATAAAGGCAAACCTGATCCAAAAGAGTTAGAAGAAATTGAAAAGAAAAAAGCAGCGCGACAAAATTTTGGTAAGAAAGGAGATAACAAATAATGAGTATTCCAACTGGACAAGAGTATATGATGCCTGAGCTAGGTTTAGGTAAAATTGCTTCTTATCAACGTTCGCAAGTTGATAGCGCAGCAGTAAAAAAGGATATCAACTTTGGCCAAGCCGTTCAAGTTATCGATGACGAGGCTAGCCCATTGACTACAGGTGATTTTTATGGAGTCGCTGTGGCAAAGAATTACGTTGATGAGTATACAGATGATAAAGCAGGTGTTTATAAACCTTCTGAAGCGGTACCGGTGTTACGACAAGGGACAATCACAGTTATTGTGGATGAGGATGTGAAATCTGGAGAAAAAGCAGTTGTTAATACAGCTACCTCTAATTTCTTACCTTCTACAACAGCAAAAACAACTAAAACTGAAGTTATTGGAGTATTTAAATCAACAACGTCAAGCGACGGATTAGCAAAATTAGAAATTAATCTGCCTTAAAGGCAAAAGGAGGAAGAACAATGCAAGGAAAAATTACAGCAACAATTGAAGCACGTGACTTACAAGCTATTGACAATGTTATTTATGAACCGAAACAAGAAGAATTAACCGCACGGAGCGTATTCCCGCAAAAATTCGATGTGAACGAAGGTGCAGAATCGTATTCATTTGATGTTATGACACGTTCCGGAGCTGCTAAAATAATTGCGAACGGAGCAGATGACCTTCCACTTGTTGATGTGGACATGGTACGTAAGTCCGTACCTATCTATTCTATCGGTATTGGATTGTCCTATACAATCCAAGATTTGCGTGCTGCTCGTATGCAAGGAACTACAGTAGACGCTGCAAAAGCGACAACAGTTCGCAGAGCTATTGCAGAAAAAGAAAACTCTATTGCTTTTAGAGGAGAAAAGAAATATGCAATCAAAGGGGCATTTGAAGCTACAGGCATTCAGATTGATGTATCTCCGACAACTGGTGTAGGAAATGTTTCCAAATGGGAAAAGAAAACTGCAGAACAGATTATTGATGAAATTGGCGAAGCTCATACTAAAATTACTGTTTTACCAGGGTATGGTACAGCTTCACTAAAACTATGCTTACCACCGAAACAGTTCGAATTAATTAATAAAAAACGTTACAGTAACGAAGATTCTCGCTCTGTACTGAAAGTTCTACAGGACAATGCTTGGTTTTCTGCTATTGTTCGTGTGCCGGACTTAGTTGGTATTGGTACTGCAAGTTCTGATAGTTTTGCGGTTATTCATGACTCGAACGAAACAGCGGAGTTAATTATTCCGATGGATATTACACGTCATCCAGAAGAATATTCTTTCCCGCGCACTAAAGTTCCGTTTGAAGAGCGTACAGCTGGAGTAGTGGTTCGATTCCCAGCCGCTATTGTTCGTGTCGATGGTATTTAAGAATTACTAGGAGGAATAAACAATGATTATTGAAAACAAAGGCGACTATGTACGTTTTTTAGGAAAAGTTAGATTAGTTCCAGGAACAAACAATATTGATAATGAACATGCTGAAGAATTGGAACAAGCGCTTAAACATCCGCTTAATATACACTTGATTGAGTCGGATGAATTAAAAGTACCCGACAATTTACAACAAGATTCTAGCCTTAATGATTTCAATGCTACGAAAGCGGCATTGCTAGTCAAGGATACTTTTGATTTAGGAGCCTTAAACGAATTTTTAGCAGAAGAGACTACAAACGGAAATCGGAAAACTGTAATCGATGCTATTAATAAGCAAATTGAATCAATTAGCAATCCGCCACAAGAAGAACGATATGTTCCTGAAGAGGATTTTGGTGAATGAGGGGGTAACTCATGAAAACAGACGTTAGTAAGCTCAAATTAACGGCATCATCATTAGCAAGCGTCTCTGATGATTCTCTACAAGTACACATTGATGATTCATATTTAGAAGTACAAGAAAAAGGATTTCCTGAAAAATTTGAAGAAAGAGCAAATAGGTACCTTGCTGCACATCTTGCAACATTAGCAAATAAAAATGTTAAGTCGGAAGCAGTAGGTTCTTTAAAGCGGGAATATTACGAAGTCAAAGGAGATTCTGGACTGTTGTCTACCGAGTATGGCCAAGAATATGCAAGATTGCTTAAGGAAGCAAATGGCGGATCAGGAATTAGCATGGTGGTGGTTTGATGAAGGTAACTACTGATAAATCTACAATGAACAAAGCAATCAGGGAGCTTGATCAGCTAGACCGATATAGTTTGCAAATCGGTCTTTTTGGTGAAGATGATTCTTTTATTCAAATGATTGCTGGTGTTCACGAATTCGGTTTAACCATACGCCCGAAAGGCAAGTATCTAACCATACCAACGCCAGAAGCTGGTGATAGGAGAGCGCGAGATATTCCTGGTCTATTTAAACCAAAAGGTAAAAATATTCTTGCTGTGGCAGGTCCTGATGGTAAATTGACGGTCATGTTCTATTTAAAGACCGAAGTTAATATTCCGGAACGTTCTTTTTTGAGGTCCACATTTGATGAGAAAAGCAATAAATGGGGAGAGTTGTTTGAGGGATGGATAGATGACGTTATTCATGGAAAGTTAAGCGCCGAGCAGGTATATAATCGATTAGGCGCCAAAATTGTGGACGATATACAAATGAAAATTGTTGAGATTCAAACTCCGGCCAAGTCAGCAGCGACTTTGGCCAGAAACCCCAGAAAAAATAATCCTTTAATTGTCACCGGTAAAATGAAAAATAGTGTTACTTGGAAGGTGATGAAGTCATAATGGAAAAAATGATTTTCCAATCATTACTGGATAGTTTTGGTGTTCCGTTGACAGTTTTTCCAAAGCAAGAAAAAGGTGGAGAATTCGTTAACGGCGAGTGGGTAGTAAGTCAGCTTGACGAAACTTCTAAAATTGAAGTTAATGAACCCTTCATTCCAAGTTCGCTCATGACTCAAATGCCCCAAACTTCTGCCTACACAGCTGCCAGGTATGAAAAATACGAAATGATTTGGTTTTCTAGTCAAGTTCTGCCGTTAAAAAGCAAAGTGATCCATAAAGGGATTACGTATTCTGTTGAAGACGCAATTCCTTTCACTGACTATTCGGATGTAACTCAGTATGGGTGTAAGGCGGTGAGTGTTAGTGCCAAATGATACTGCTGGTTATGACTATGGAAAACTTGTTAAAACTTTGATTAATGCTGTTAATGAGCTTTCGGGCGGGTTACAACTTATCGAAAGTTCTAGTGGTGGGGAACAACCAGAATATCCATTTTGCCAATACACCATAACATCTCCTTACATTGCTATCAGTCCTGATATAGTCGAAGGGGAGCAATTTGAGATTGTAATCTCGCTTACATGGCGAGCCTTATCCGGCCATCAAGCGTTAAACTTGGCCAACATTACAAATAAGTATTTCCGCTCCCAAAAAGGGCGTTTTTTATGCAAGAAAATGGGGGTATTGTTGTTGTCAGTGTTCAAAACAGCGGGCTGCGCGATACTTTCATTAGCATTGAATATGAGCGCTCGGCAGGCATTGATTTGCGGTTGC